CGCAAGGGTGGTAAGATTACAATGGGTGAGTGGTGTGACAAGGAAGGCTTTAAACACTTCACTGTTGCAACGGCTAAAGAACTGACACGTTATATTAAAAGGAAGAAAGTATAATGGCACTAACACTGGAGGAACTAAAGGAGCGTCTTGTTCAACATCTCGATGAAGATTTAATTTGTGAACTCTTGTCTATCACTACGGTGGATTTAGTAGACGCTTTTGAACACAGAATACTTAGACATTTTGATAGATTAGAAGAGGATTTTGACGATGAGTATTAACGACGCAACACCGGCACAGTGGGATGCACTACGTAAGAAACACCCAGCAATGGAGCCGTATATTAACATGGCTGCGGAGGAAGCTAAAGAACTAGACCCGGTGAATAACCCTAGTCACTACAACACAGGCAACGTCGAGTGCATTGAAGCTATCGAAGAGTCTATGTCTAGTGCGGCATTCAAGGGGTACCTCAAAGGCAACTGCATGAAGTACTTATGGCGCTATGACTACAAGGGCAAGCAGGTAGAGGACTTACAGAAAGCTGGATGGTACTTAAACAAACTAACAGAAATGGTAATAAAGGAGAATAAGTAATGGATCAGTACCAACAGTTTATACACAAGAGCCGCTATGCCCGTTGGTTGCCAGAGGAAGGCAGACGTGAGAACTGGCAAGAGACAGTAACACGCTATGTAGACTTCTTTAAAGACCGTGGTCAGCTGAAGGGCAAGGACTACACCATGCTTAAAGAGGCTATCTTAGAGATGGACGTGATGCCCTCCATGCGTTGCATGATGACAGCAGGGCCTGCACTAGCTAAGGACAACGTAGCAGGGTTCAACTGTAGCTACCTACATATTGACTCACCACGAAGCTTTGATGAGCTAATGTATGTCCTTATGTGCGGCACAGGTGTGGGCTTCAGTGTAGAGAGAGCGTTCATTAACAAGCTCCCGGAGATTGCTGAGACTTTCCACCCTACAGATACTGTCGTTGTTGTAGCGGATAGTAAGATAGGCTGGGCATCTGCCTTTAGAGAACTTATTAGTCTTCTTTATGCTGGTAAGATACCTAAGTGGGACATGCACAAGATCAGAGGAGCAGGCGCTAGACTTAAAACCTTCGGTGGTCGAGCCTCTGGCCCTGAACCTTTAGATGATCTGTTCAACTTCTGTGTGGGCATTTTCCAGAAGGCCGCAGGACGTAAGCTAACCAGCATTGAGTGCCATGACATCTGCTGTAAGATTGCTGACATTGTAGTTGTAGGCGGTGTACGCAGGTCTGCACTGATTAGTCTCTCTAACCTGTCTGACCCACGTATGGCTAAGGCTAAGTCAGGTAACTGGTGGGATACTGAGGGTCAACGCAGGCTTGCTAACAACTCTGTAGCGTACACTGAGAAGCCAGACTTCGAGTCTTTCCTAGCAGAGATGCAGACGATGTACGAGTCTAAGGCAGGAGAGCGTGGTATCTTCAGTCGCATAGCAGCTAAGAAGATCGCAGCGCGTAATGGTCGAAGAGATCCTGAGCATGACTTCGGAACTAACCCTTGCTCTGAGATCATTCTACGTAGCAATCAGTTCTGTAATCTGTCAGAGATTGTAGTACGTCCTCAAGATGACCTATCAACACTGAAGAAGAAGGCAGAAGTAGCGGCCATCATCGGCACTCTACAGGCTACGCTGACGGACTTCCGCTATCTACGGAATGTATGGAAGAGGAACACAGAAGAAGAGGCTCTGCTTGGCGTAAGTATGACAGGTATCATGGATCATTACTTGCTGAGCAAAGGTGATTCCCCGGACTTGGAGAAATGGCTTGAACAGATACGTGACGTTGCTGTTAAAACTAATGAGAAATGGGCTGCTAAACTTGGTATTAATCAGTCTGCGGCTATTACATGTGTTAAGCCTAGCGGTACTGTATCTCAGCTTGTTGACTCTGCTAGCGGTATCCATCCTCGCTTCTCTAAGCATTACATTCGCAGAGTTCGTAGCGATAAGAAAGACCCGCTTGCACAGTTTATGTCAACGGCTGGCTTCCCAGTAGAGCAGGACTTGATGAGCAAAGCTTCTTTGGTTTTCAGCTTCCCAGTAAAAGCTCCAGAGTCTTCTGTGACAGTGAATCAGGTAGGGGCGATGCAGCAGTTAGAACTTTGGAAGGCTTACCAGAACCATTGGTGCGAGCATAAGCCAAGTATCACTGTGTACTACACGGATGACGAGTTCTTGCAGGTAGCTCAATGGATATGGGATAACTTTGATCTGTGTAGTGGTATTAGTTTGTTGCCGTATAGCGATCATGTATATCAGCAGGCTCCTTATGAGGACATTGACGCTGAAAAGTATGGAGAGCTAGTAGCTGCAATGCCGGTTGGTGTGAAGTGGAGTGACCTAGAGTATTTTGAAATGGAGGATAATACTACAGGGTCACAAGAGTTAGCGTGTGTAGGTGGTGCGTGTGAAATAGTGTAGATAAAACTAAGGGGCCTTAAGTGGCCCCTTTTTTTGTTACTGCTGTTGTGGTTGCTTTCCTGCCCCTACCATAGAAGACAAAGCAGCAGTTGGTGTTATTATTCCTGCTTTTATTGCCGCTTTACCTAACATCTCTGTTGATTTAGCTAACGCTTCTGTAGATGTTCCCGCAGGAGCGTTCAACACTTTATTAACCAAGGCTAATATTTGTGGTTTATTCGCAAGAGAACGAATAAGAACAGGACTAGCCAAGTATAAACCAAGCAAAGTCATTCCCGCCGCTCCTCCTGCTCCCGCGGCTACTGCTCCTGCTCCTCCTAAAGATAAAACACCAGCAGCAGTATGGTAAGCAGATAAAGATTCTAGTCTCTGAGCAATCATTCCTTTAGGACTCGTAGCTAAACTTTTAACATATCTAAACTGCTGTGGAGAAAGGAGTGCTTCATAGTGTTTAATAATGTCAAAGTCTTTGGTTGTCTTAGGATTTGCTACAGCCTCTAATAGCTTAGGCGAATTAACAACATCAGACAAAGCGTTAGCTCGTAAAGGGGCTAAAATTTCATCCGCTTCTTTTGTAGGCAGTTTAGCTTCTGACGCCCAAGACTTTATTCTGTTTTGTAACTTTAAAAAGTTACTTAGACTAGACGAGTTATTTGGTAAAAACTGCGTAGCAAAAGTAGGATCTAAGGGCTCTCCTTTAGCTAGTTTAGTGACTAACTCTTTATTAAGAAGTTGCCCCGTTTCAAAGCCCTTTACAGCCTCATCTATTTTTTTGCGAGCAGTTCCTAGAGTACTGTTTCCTAGAATACTGTCTAAATGTCTGTACTCAAAACCTTCTAAATCTTTAAGTCTTTTCGCCAGTGTAGCAGCTTCAGCAGGTGGTAACTGTTTCTGTAAATCCCAAGCTGTCTTATACATTTGACGGTAAGTCTCAAAAGATACTTTGTTTGGTTTTTGCAAGATAGACAATATGTTTTTCTGGTCTGTTAAAAGTCCCTGAGTCCCATCTATTATTGCTTTTAAAGCACCCATTGGTATTATTTCAGGAGCATTGTCTTGATCTGCATTTCTAGTGACTTTTGTTTTTGTAACCTCAATAGCTTTATCTAGTTTTTCTCTCCAAGAGTTATAAGCAGAGTTACGAGCAATCGTCGCGTCTTGAGCAACTTTAACGAGTTGAGGTTCTAATTCTTCTCCTAACTCTAAAGAGCTTTTAGCTACTCCTCCCATACCCGCGGCATTATTTACGAGGCCCGTAGAAGAGTTTGCTACTTTCTGAGCTAATTTATAACCACCGGCTCCTATTCCCCCACCTATTAATCCTCCAGCGCCAACGCCCAAAGACGCCTTTGTTAGTCTGTCTTCTAAACCTTCTCCCATGCCAAAGCCAGACAGTCCTGCTTGTGTAGCACCTGCACCTGCTGCTCTTGCTGCGGTTCCTCCTAGTGTTGCTCCTGTTCCACCCACACCAAACAAAAACTGACCTGACTTCCCTAAAGCACCGCCTAAAGGCAGGGTAGCTATACCGCCAGACACTTGTCCAGCAAAGTAAGACTTACTGTTATCTTTTCTATAAGCGTCTAATAATTTGTTTTCTGTCTGTTTCCTGTTTTCATACAGCTCTGAAAAAGTAGAATTACTTGGGTTATTAGAGAAAAAATCACCAACTGCTAATGCGCCTGCTTTTGCTTCGTCATATAGTTCAAAAGTAGCTCCTTGAGCAACGCCTCTCATATACGCAGCCATGTTAGAAGAGTCTTCGCTAAAGTCTTCGTCCACTTTAGAAGACAAACTCATAAAAGAATCTGCTTTTTGTTCATAAGCAGTAGTTCCTTTTTTATCTTCGTTTTTAAGTAGCCATTCTCCTAGTTCGTTTCTGCTTTCTTTTTTTTGTTCTTTTGAGTCTAGACTCATAAACAAATCAGCATTTACAGAATACTCAGGACTGCCTTTTAACGACTCGTTATTAAGCAACCAGTTGGCTACTTCGTTTCTAGTCATTGTCATTATTGCGGCCCTCTTTTCCTTGACTTAGGTTGGCTGTTTTTAAAGGCCTCTAATCTTGCTTCTAAATCACTGTCAACCCAACTTTTTTCTGTTTCTTTAAGGGCTAGTAACTCTTCAGCTTCTTTTGCAAGAGAAGGATCAATAGAATAAGAAGTGTAAAAATCTTGTAATCTACTTTCTAAATCAAGAGGAGCATAACCACCCTGTTCTTTAATAATGCGTGCCTGTTCTCTGTTCAACGCTTGTCGCATTTTGTGTTGCTCTTTAGCAAGAGCGATCATTAGTCTATTACCTTTTACAGACTTACGCAAGCCCGGAATCGCATTATTAAGAAAATCCAAATCTCTGTTAGATGTCGCTCCCGGTAGTCCCATACCAGACGCGGGGTTTCTAACTTCCAAGGCCAGTTTGTTTGCGATAGCCGTTAACGCTTCTGCTTCTGCTAGACCTTCTAGTTCCACACCTAAAACACCAGATAACACACCTTTAAAAGACTTAGATAACTCAGCCAGAGAGCCTGTTTTTAAACCTGTGTCTAACAAACGAGACATTTGGTTGAGAGATGACTGTCTTTGTGCCGAACTCGCTAATTGTTCGGATCTTTTACCTATTTGCTTTACAATATCTTCTGCCATTTTTACTTGAAAAGTTTTCTTAACTAAATCTATTTCTTTTAACAAACTGTAGTCTCTGTTTCCAGTCTTTTCTAGGTTTTCTGCAAACGCCTGTAAACTTTTAGGAGTGTACGTTTGAGGATTAAGTTTACCTATACCCGTTCCACCTGCCGCCGCTTCCGCTGCGGTTACTTGTCTTTCTTGCAGAGAAAAAGCCCTGTCAGCTTCTTGTCTAGCCTTGTTCTCTACGTTAAACTGCGTTTGCAAAGCCATCGCCCTAGCAGGGTCTACTTGAGAAACTAACTCAATAATCTGTTGTTGATCTTGCACGCTTTCAGGATTTAAACCAGACAGTTTCTTTTGTAAAACCTCACCAGTAGTGCGCGTGTCTGCGCCTGTTAAAGCACCAACGCTACGTCGAAACCCTTGACCATACTGTGCGCCTCGTTGTAGAGCGGCCTGTCTAGGAGTCATAGCTATTGTAGGGTCTATAGGAGAAGACCCAATACCTGTTAATAAACCTACTAAATCTGTTTTAGCCATTATTGTCCACCGCCTTTTGGATCGATTAAGTCTTCGTCATCACCTGATAACATTGCATTGAGACGTGCCAGTCCTGCTGCTGATGCTGCTGAAGGAGGTGTCCCACCTACTCGAGATGAAAGGAAATCCAACTCAT